ATTGAATTCTCAGCGCAACACGACATTGACGAGATGAAACGTCATCCCGAATATGAGTATGTGGATAACTCTATTGTGGTGGAAGATGTCAAAGACGATGGAACAAGGCACACAATTACTCTCAAAAAGCCTATTGGCAGACCCCGTAGGGAACAGGTGATGTTATGAGTGACGATATAAGTGCAAGAGAGTTTGGCAAGTTGGAAGCCCAAGTAGAGGCTCTCCAGAATGAAGTTCACCAGTTGTCCAAGGATGTCAAGGCTTTGCTTGAGTTGGCAAACAAGTCTAAGGGTGGCTTTTGGACGGGGATGATGATTGCCTCGACTATTGGTGGATTTATCACTTTTGTTGGTGGAAAGTTAATCCGATGAGAGAAGGTTTGCTATCAGGCTCTATCTGTCCTGTGGCAACTCAGGATATTAAGACCAACCTAAAGAACCGCAACCATGCGTTCAAGGTCTATGGGTATGGGCCTCCCAACCCTGAAGATGAGAATTATGCGTTTTGGTTAAAGAAAGCCAAGATGTACAAGTCCACCCCTGCGCTAGTCAAGGATATGCGTTGTGGGAACTGTGCCGCATTTATCCAAACGCCCAAGATGTTGGCGTGTATAGAGGGTGGGTTGGAGAAGGCAAATGAGAGTGAAAAAGAGTTGTCCTATGACAAACAGTTCATGGGGGCGGCTAATCTAGGATTTTGTGAACTTTTCCATTTTGTCTGTGCAGGTGGCAGAACCTGTGATGCGTGGAAATCGGGTGGGCCTATAACTAAGGAATAAGCATGGCAAACAATACGGCAGGTGAATTTGTAGGAATGTTGTTTCTCGCTAGGGAGATTACGCACCGCATCCACCTCAAAACTCTATCTTTTGCTGAACACAAGACGCTAAATGAGTTCTACGAAGGGATTGTCCCTTTGGCAGACGACTTTGCCCAACAATACCAAGGGCGTTACTCTATCCGCTTGGATATTCCCTATGTGACCAACAAGTACAAGGGAACTGTCTCCGAAGTCTTGCGTCAGGAAATGGAATGGATTGAGGCAAATCGCCAACAGATTGTCCCAAGGACTGAGACTGCTTTGCAAAACAAGATTGATGAAATCGTTGGTTTATACCAAAACACCCTCTATCAACTCACCCTTCAGTAAGGAGTAAGCATGAAAGCAAAGACATCCAAAATGGCTAAAGTTGGCAAGGTAATGCACGAATACAAGGCAGGGAAACTGCACTCTGGCTCAAAGAAAGGGCCTGTCGTGACCTCACGCAAGCAAGCGATTGCTATTGCTATGAGTGAAGCCAAGATGCCAAAACCAAAGAAAAAAGGCTACTAAAGTGGCTAAACAAGGACTATATGCAAATATTTGGGCAAAACGTAAACGGATTGCTGAAGGTTCTGGTGAAAAGATGCGTAGAGTTGGTAGCAAAGGTGCGCCAACTGCCAAGGCATTTATTGAATCGGCTAAAACAGCAAAGAAACCAAAAAAGGTGAAATAGTATGAAAACTCCCGCTTGGCAACGCTCCGAAGGTAAAAACCCCAAAGGAGGGTTAAATGCCAAAGGGAGATCATCCTATAATGCGGAAACTGGTGGACACCTGAAAGCACCAGTCAAATCGGGGGATAACCCCCGAAGAGCAAGTTTCTTGGCTCGTATGGGCAACATGAGTGGCCCTGAGTACAAGAATGGTGAACCGACAAGACTGCTTCTTTCTCTAAAGGCATGGGGGGCTTCCTCCAAGGCTGACGCAAAGGCAAAAGCAAAAGCGATTTCTGCGAGAAATAAAGGGAAGAAGTAATGGCTTTACCTACCTATTTAGACTTAGTAAACGATGTATTGGTTCGCTTGCGTGAACCACAAGTTACTACTGTCACAGCAAATGCTTTTTCTACCTTAGTAGGCAAGTTCATCAACGACACTAAGCGTCAAGTCTCTGATGCCTACGATTGGGATGCTTTTAATACGGCAATTACTGTTACTACCACCGCAGGGAGTACAGGCCCGTATAGCATCACGGGTGCAGGGGTGCGATCTAAGACCATAGATGTCATCAACACCACCAATTACTATGTCTTGTCACCTCTGTCTCACCAACAGTATGACTCCTTCTACTACACCATTCCTACCCCTACCTCTGGTTTGCCCTTGTACTACACAGTTAAGGGAGTGGACACCAATGGCGATATTAAAGTCGTGTTTTGGCCTGTCCCCGATGCTGTATACAACATTCGCTTTAGCCTAATCGTCCCTGAGAATGATTTTTCGTCTGATTCAGGCACTACCTTGTTGGCAAAAGAACCTATTGTTTTGGGTGCGTATGCCCGTGCATTGATTGAACGAGGCGAAGATGGTGGAATGAGCAGTTCTGAGGCTTATGCGCTTTATAGGTCGTCAATGGCAGACTTAATCTCCCTAGAGTTGGCTAGATCGCCTGAGAATGACACATTTGAGGCGACATAATGGCACAAGGGTTACAGACATTTAGTGTTCAAGCCCCAGGCTTCTATGGGCTGAACACACAAGACTCCCCCTTAACCTTGGAGGCGGGTTTTGCTTCTATTGCCACCAACTGCATCATTGACCAATATGGGCGCATTGGGGCTAGAAAGGGTTGGTCAAAAGTCAACGCTTCTAGTGGCAATTTAGGGGCAAATGATGTCAAAGTAATCCATGAGTTAGTGCAACTTGATGGCACTTTGACTGTCTTGTTTGCTGGAAACAATAAGTTATTCAAGTTAGATGGCTCTAACGCTGTTGTTGAGTTGACCTATGGGGGTGGTGGAACTGCACCAACCATCACGGCAAGCAATTGGCATTGTGCGTCTTTAAATGGAATAACTTATTTCTTCCAATCTGGTTACGACCCATTGATCTATGACCCTGCCGTAAGTACTACTACTTATAGACGGGTTTCAGAGAAAACGGGTTATTCGGGAACTGTCCCACAGGCGGGTATTTGCATATCAGCATTTGGGCGTTTGTGGGTGGCTGATACGAGTTCAGACAATGCCACGATTACCTTCTCTGACTTGTTGGCAGGGCATAACTGGACGGGTGGAACATCTGGTTCTTTGAATGTTGCCGAGGTTTGGCCTAACGGCTCAGATCAAATCATGGGTTTGGGCGCACACAATGGGTTCTTGTTTATCTTTGGTAAACGACAAATATTGGTCTATTCTGGTGCAAAAACCCCTTCTACTATGTCCATTAGCGACACCATTGGAAACATTGGGTGCATAGCAAGGGATTCGATAGTAACTACTGCCACAGACATAGTTTTCTTATCTAACTCAGGTGTTCGTAGCCTGATGCGTACCATCCAAGAGAAGTCAGCACCATTGCGTGACTTGTCCAAAAATGTGCGTAATGACTTAATGAACATTATTAGTGCAGAAACAGCCTCTACTCTTAAAGCCGTTTACTCTGAAATCAATGCTTTTTACTTGTTAGTTCTGCCAGTTGCCAAACAAGTCTATGTATTTGACACAAAGGCACAGTTGCAAGATGGTTCATCAAGGGTAACTGTTTGGGACAATATCCAACCAACAGCCTTGCTATCCAGAAGGAATGGGGATTTGCTGATTGGCAAGAATGGGTATATCGGTAAGTATGGGACATATTTGGACAATACTTCTACTTATCGGATGCAGTATTACACCAACTATGCAGACTTGGGCGACCAAAACATAACTTCTATTTTGAAGAGAATTGCAGTTGTTGTAATTGGTGGAACAAACCAAGCATTGACAATCAAATGGTCGTATGACTTCTCATCTCAGTATTACTCAACACAAGCGCAGATTCCTGTTTCTACGATTGCGGAATATGGAATAGCAGAGTATGGAAGTAATGGTGTTCCTGTTGCTTATTACTCCAATGGCATACAGATAGCCACTTTGGTTGGGCAAGCATCAGGTTTTGGCAAGGTTGTGCAAACAGCGTATGAAGTTGAGATAAATGGTTCTGCTATTAGTATCCAAAAGATTGAGATACAGGCTAAACATGGAAAACTGTCTTAATTAAGGGAAAAGAAGATGGCAAATTACTCTAAAACCACCAATTTTGCGGCTAAAGACTCGCTTGCGTCAGGTAATGCCTCTAAGGTAGTCAAAGGCACAGAGATTGACACAGAGTTTACAAACATTCAGACTGCTATTGCTACCAAGGCAGATGGAACTTTTACGAACTTCTCGTTTGTTGAGTCATCCAATGTTTTGTATATCTACAACTCATCGACTGCGGTGGCAAAGATTGATTCTTCTGGTAATTTGACTGTGTTAGGCAATGTGATTGCCAATGGAACTGTCTAAGGTTGAAATAACGGAAAGACATATATGGCACAAACGATTGATCCAAATAAGTTAGATTTCCAATGGAGGACTTATGTCTCTAGTCCTGATAACCAGAAAAATACATATTCCTTACGCATGGGATATGACGGACAGAGTTTTGACTTTATTCCAGAAAGCGTCATCAATACGGGTGTCAACAATGGAAATAACACATCATTTTTCACTTATTTTCTAAACCGAGATAACCTAAACAATTTCTTTAAAAATGCAATCCCCGTAGATTTGGGTAATGTTTCATGGTATGGAGATTACTTAACCAATAAAGTTGGAGCATCAACAAAAGGTTACTTAGTACCAGCAGGGTTTGACATTGGTTCACCTAATACTGTTTCAAACGATAGTACTGGTGGTGGAATAACGGGCATAGGACAAAAGGGTGATGAATTAGTCTATGGAACAAAACTTGGTGGAGATGTTTCTGGTTATTTAGATTCAAGTGGTAATTTCACCAAGACAACTATCAATCGTGGTGGTGGTGGATTATTTGGTGGATTTTTAGGTAATCTTGTTAATCCCGTAATTGGTGCGGCATCTGACTTTTTGTCTAGTCCAGTAGGACAAATAGCGTCTTTGTACTTTGGAGGAAATGCGTTATTAGATGCTTTGGGAGGTGCTGAAGCAATTGGTGGCGTGCTAGGGCCAGATAACATAGATATTGGAGGTGGATTTAATCCAGCAACAACTCCACCACCCCCTAGTATTACTCCATTACCTCCTTTGGAAACAACCACAACATCAGGTTCTGGTTTGCCAACAATTACACCTCCTCCTCCTGCCTATGGACAGTTGGGAAGTGGTACTTTTGCACCAGCAGGGGATTTGGGTACTGAATTTGTCACACAAGGTGGTCTTGGTGGAACAGGCGCACTTGCTAATCTTGGCGCAACAGATGCGAGTTTGGGTGCGGCTGGCGCACTCAATGCACTTCCAGCAGAGAGTCCATTTTTGGCAGGAATGACAGGCGTTAATGCTGTTGAAGGTGCTGGTGTGGCAGGAACGGGACTAGGTTCGGGTATTGGTGGAATGGGTTTATTAAGTAATCTTGCTAATACTCCTGTATCAACTATTGCAAAATCACTTTTAGGAAAATTATTGGGAGGCACTTTGGCTGATAACACTTACGCTCAATTATTACAGGGCGGTCTTGGAACTGCTGGTGGTTTAATGCAAACCCAAGCGTCCAAGGAAGCCGCACAACAGGCAATACAAGATATTGCCCGTGCTACCCAACAAGCAACCACGGGGGCGCAGTTCAGACCTGTTGGCATTACCACTAGGTTTGGTACTTCACAGTTCCAGATTGATCCAACAACGGGTCAGGTGGTAGGTGCTGGTTACACAACTGCACCTGAGATTACTTCTGCTCAAAACCAACTAATGAAGTTGGGTGCAGGGTATTTGGCACAAAGTCCACAAGATGTTGCTAAACAGTACTTGGCACAACAGTATGAATTACTTGATCCAATTCGTCAAAGACAGTTGGCAGAGATAAGAAACCAAGCATTTCAGACAGGAAGAGGAGGTTTATCAGTAGGTTCTACTGGTTTGCGTCCTAGTGGCGCACAAGGTTTGATGGGTGCTAATCCTGAACTAGAAGCCTATTACAACGCCATTGCCCAACAAAATGCACAGTTGGCGGCACAAGCACAACAGGCGGGTCAACAACAAGTTGGCTTTGGAACTGGATTGTTTGGTCAAGCAGGTCAGTTGGAGCAATTAGCACAACAACCATTTACATTGGGAACTGACATAGGTAAGTTGATTGCTGGCGCAGGTGGGACTGCTGGTAGATTAGGGTTGGCTGGAGCAGGATTGGGGGCGCAATATGCAACATCACCTGAAGCAACTACTAATATAGGAAGTCAGTTTTTACAAGGAATATCAAGTCCGACTTCAACCTTGGGACAGGGATTGTTTAATTGGTTGACTTCTAATGCACCAAATATAACTGCACCAACTTTGGGATTGGGTTCTCCTACTCTTGAAGATTATGCAAATTTACCTGTTGCTTATCAGTTTTAAGGAAAAAATATGGCACAACAAGACATAGTAGGGGGATTGTTTGGTACTTCTCCTAATTTATATGAGCAACAAGTCGCAGAAAAAGCATTATCAACAGGCGCACAGTTATCAAAACTGTCTCCTCTTGAAACAGGCAAAGCCATGCTTTATTATGGTGGCGCACAGTTAGGGCGAGGGATTGGTGGAGCATTGGGCGCACAAGACCCTGAATTGCAAAAATTATCTAACTTTCAGAACTTAGCAAGTCAAACAGATTTAACAAATCCAGAAGGATATATAACGCTTGGTAGACAGTTAGTTGCATCAGGAGATGCTCAAAGAGGTATGGCGGCTGTTCAATTGGGCCAAAAAATGGCTCAAGAACTTGCTCAAACTGCTTCCTATTCAGGAATCCAAAAAGAACGTGAGCGCAAAGCACAAGAAGAATTGAATGTTAAGCGTTCTAGGATGCAAGCACTTATAGATTCTGGTGTTGCTAAAACTATGGATGAAGCACAGGCTCTTGCATCTAACGATCAAATTTTTGCTGAAGCGATGGGTATGTCTAGGTTAAGTCCTGCGGCAAAAGCAGAAAAAGCCATGTATGCACAAGCAACAGAGTTGTATCCAAATGATCCTGTTAAACAGTTCCAGTATGTTGAATCTATCAAACTAGGAGCAAAACCACATACTGACGCTGAAATAAAAGACATTGCAGAAACAAGGCAGGGCAATGTTATTGTTCAAAGCAATCTTGCAAAGGTTAATGACTATTTAAGTAAAGTTACAGGCCCTAAACCATCAGTTATGTTTGGCCCTGTCAGCAACTTTAAAGCATGGGCAGAAAGTACAGGTTTCCTTGGCGAACCTTCTGATAATACAAAAGCACAAGATGATATTCGTTCTTATATAACGGAAGGAATAAATGCTGTTCTAAATGCCGCCAAAGGCCCTCAAACCAATCAAGATGCAGAAAGAGCAAGAACACAAATTGCAGGTTATTTAAAGTTAAATACCAATGCAGGTGTTGAACAAGCCTTAATTCGCCTAAAACAAGCACAAGAAAACTTATTAAAGTCTAATGAAATTTACCTAGAATCCCGTGTGCGAACAATTCCATCTCCAGCAAGTCCAAGTGGATCAAATCCAATGTCAAGAAGGGATGAATTGCTAAAACGAGCATCCCCAGAGCAACGCAAGCAACTTGGTTTATAAATTAAGGAACGACTATGGCACTCAGCGCAGATGAGTTTGAAGAACTGAAGTCCTTAATTGGTGGTGCAACGACTACGCAAGAACCAAAGTTGCCTCCTACTGGTGCTGGTGGAGGACGTGGTTCGGCATTAACTGGCATTACATCTCCAAACCAAATGATTCAGGCACAACGTGCCGCCCAACAACAACAGGCTTTAGAGAAAGAAAAAGCCGCAATGGAAAGAGAAGGTTGGCTTGGATATACGACAAGGAAAGGTTTAGATGTATTGACTGGTCGTGGTCAAGGAAATTTAGCATCTGCATTGTTAACAGGCCCAACTGGTTTATTTAACCGTATTGCCGCTCCTCTTGGTTCAACTCAGGCACAACAAGAGATGCTTGCCGCCCAACAACAAGCGGAAGCAGAAAAGAGACTTGAACAAGAAATGTATGGAGACAGATCACTTGGAGAAAAAGTGGTACAAAACGTCCAAAATATTGGTCGATATGCTGTTCAAGAGCCGAGTATGTTTGCGTCACAAATTGGACAACAACTATTTGATCCAGCCAACATAGCCTTGGGAACGGTTGGTGTTCCTGTGCGTGGTGCTGGTATGTTGTCTAATGTTGGGCGAGTTGTTGGCGGTGGCGTGGTTGGTGCTGGTGTTCCATCTGCTGTAAGTGCTTTTGCCCAAGGTGGACTTGATGCAGAAAAAGTGGCAGAAGAAGCCGCAACTGGCGGTGCTGTTAATGTGGGCTTATATGGTGCTGGTAAAGCCACGGCATTGCCACTTAAGGCGGTAAGTGCGCCATTCAAGTTGGCTGGTGACATACTGATGCCATCAAAAGAGCCAATCCCAAAGGCGTTATCAGAATTGGTTGCAAAAGATGAGAATATTGCCCAACGATTCCAAGAAGCCACAGAACTTAAATCTTTCCTTGGAAAAGATTACAACCCTAATTTGGGAGAAATAACCAAAGAAGCAAGCATTTCACAATTAGCAAAAGATGCTAGTGCCAATAGTGTTGATTCAATTAACACAATTAGGACAAATAGACTTAAATCAGAAAATGCTTTGCAAAGTAAGATTGATGAGTTGTTTCCAGTTTCTAATGGTGTATTGCAGTCTTTTGGTACTGAAAACGCACAAAAACTCAAAACATTGCAAGGTTTAAGTGCGTATGCTGATAACGCAGTAAAAAACCTATCAGAAAAATTCCTAGCAAGTTCTGGAAAATATCAAGATGTTATTGGCGAAAACATAAGAAAAGCCATTGAAACACAGAAACAAGCCAAAAAAGGCTATTACGATACGGCTTTTGGCTACTTAAACAAAGAGGCTGATTTAAACAACATTGGATTAGACTCAAATGGCGTTCAAAATGTTTACAAAGCCACACAAGCAATTGACGACAATCTATTTCAAACACTTCCACCTGTTTTACAAAAAGCCATTGAAGGGTTTAGAACTAATGTGAATGAGCAGACAGGTTCGCCATTCTCATTGATTGACCAATACTCTAAAGAGTTAAACAAAGAAGTTAGCATCCGCTATCGTGCCGCAACTGCTGGCGATCCAAATGCAAGAATTGGTTTAAGACAACTTCAAACTGCTAAAGATGTTTTAGATAATGAAATAAAGCGCATTGGTGGTGATTTTGGACAACGCTATATTGCTTTGAAGCAAGAATATGGCGATGAATTTATGCGTCCATTTTATGAAGGCATTGGTGGTCAACTGTATAGAAAAAACAGATTTGGCGATGCCATTAAGAATGAAGATGTATACAAAAAATTCAATAGTCCAGAGGTTGTTAACCAGTACATAAACATAAATGGGAGAACATCTGAATCTATTAACGCATTAACTGATGCAATTACACATATCTTTTTAAGTAAGGATAGTGCTGTTAAGCCTGATGGAACAATAAATCCCAATGCTGTTAAGTCTTTCATTCGTGGCAATCCTGATGTCTTTAGGATTATTCCTGAAGTAAAAAGTAAATTTGAGAACCTATCAATTAACCTTGATGCGTATGCAAAAACCAAAGCCAATGCAGAACGGGCTGTGGCAGACATGGCAGATGCGGCTACAAGCACATTGATTAGGAAAACACGCCTTGAGGATGTATTTAATACAAACGAATCAGGTGCTTTTGCCAAGCCTGAGATTCTTAACAAGTTGGTAAATGTCGCCAAAAAAGACACTACTGGTGCTGAGATAAAAGGTATCCAAAGAGCAATGCTTAATACGGCATTTAAGCAAGAAGATTCTTTGGCTTTTGTGGAGAAAAATAAGGCTTCTTTTGAAAATGCGTTTGGCAAACAAGAACTAGAAAATGCACAGAAACTTATCAAAGCAACTGATATGCTCGGAGATAAGGTCGATCTTGAATTGTCTAAAAAAGCAAGAGGATTTGGAATTGGTACAGATATAGGCATAACTGCCGCAACAAGTTTTGTATCGCCTATTTTGTCTGTAACTTATGCAACATTGTCACTTGCCGCACGTTTCTTGAAGAATAGAAAAGAGCGTCTTGATAATGCTTCTTATATAAATGCTTTTGCCAATCCTGATTCTGTTAAAGATTTATTGACAAGCGTAAATAAAGCAAGAACTGCTTTGGCTTCAGGCAAAGAAACGGCTATTGAAAAAGCAACGGGTACGTTAAAACAATCCTTGATAAACAATGGAATTAACATTGGCATGGATCAATCTACTGAAAACGCACAGTTGCCAAGCGCAATGCCACAACCAGCACAACCCATTGAGCAACCGCAACAAGGTCTAAGTCCTGCTGAGTTTCAAGAACTAATGCAATTACAAAAAAATTCAGTTCCTAGAAAAAAGGAAGCGTTGTCCATTATTGAAGATGAGGCTCAAAGACAAGGTGTTGGAGAACATATTAACTTGCTTAGTCGTTTGGCTAATCAGGAATCTGGTTTCAAACAGTCTGCCATTTCACCAAAAGGTGCGATTGGCGTAATGCAACTTATGCCAACTACTGCTCAAGAATTAGGCGTTGATCCATACGACTTTGAACAAAACATCCGTGGTGGAGTGCGTTATTGGGCAAGACAACTAAAATTGTTTGGTGGTGATACTAAATTGGCTACTGCGGCATATAACGCAGGGCCTGGTAATGTTATCAAGGCTGGCAACAAAGTCCCGAATATTGCTGAAACTCAGAAGTATGTAAGTGCAGTTGTTGGCTAGGAGCGTCCCATTGATCCTTTCTCCCTTCTCATGCTGGCGCAAGGTGCAGTTGGCTTTATTAAGCAGGGATGTGCCATGCTCCACGAGGGGCGAATGGAGTTGGAGGGTGCTAAGAAGACTGTTGAAGGTGTCTTGGCAGATGTCAAGGCTATCAAGGGCATATTTGAGTGGTTTCTGGGTCTTTTTAAGCCCTCTAAGCCCAAAGACAAGCCCACAGAAGCCCCCAAGCCTGTGGCGCAAAAGAAAGCCAAAACCCTTGCCAAACAGCAATCCTATGAAGAAATGGAACTCTTGCTCATCAAGGACATTGGTGAGAAGTTGGGTATCTTGTTTGACACGCAACAACAGATCACAAATCACTATCGGGCATTAGAAGAAGAATCAAAAACTGTATACGATCCTGAGCAAAACAGCAGTAAAAAGGCGATTGAGAGGGCTTTAATTGAGTTACAAATTGAGAAACTGATGGAGCAAGTGAGGGAGGCGATGGTGTATGCGCCACCTGAGTTGAAAGACTTGTATTCTAGGTTTCTGAAGATGTATCAGAAGATTGAGCAAGAACAGGAGTGGGCTAGGGCGGAGATGATTCGTAAGGCTAGGTTGGCTCGGCAAAGAAGGGAGTTGTATGAGATTCGGTGTATTGAGATTACAACAGGAGTCATTGCCGTGATGTTTATATCTTTAATTTTTGGGTGGTTGATGTGGCAACTGCACGCCTTGTCTGGTGGATTCTGATGGGAGTGATGCTATGTGTGGTCGTAGGAACAACCGCAATGGCTTATGTGGAAACTTTGTACATGAAGGCGCAACTCAAGAAAGAGATTGCTGAACTGCGTAAACTGAAACAGGAACTGAAGGAGAAGTAATGTTACCAATAGTTGCAGGGATTGTTGCCAATCTCATAGAGAACGGGATGCACAAGGTTGCTGACCAAGTGGTAGAAAAGGGCGTAGATGCCGTTCAGGAGAAGTTAGGCATGGAACTCAAGCCCCAAGGTCAAGCCACCCCAGAATACAACGCAAAACTCCAAGAAGAGGCTAATCGCCACTCTGAGTTCATGGCTGAGTTGGACGAGAAGTCCACCCAACGGGCTACGGATATGTATATGGCAGACGAGGGAACACGCAAATTCACCCAACACTATGCTTGGTTCTTGAGCATTGCCTCTTTTGCCTACTTTGCGGCAGTCTCCTTCATGCCTATCGACAACCACAATAGGGACTTTATCAACATTATTCTTGGGTTTCTTATTGGTACTGCTGTCAACAGTTTGATCCGATTCTTCTACGGCTCTAGCAACAAAAGTCAGGAAGCGGTAGATCAGAAGCAGAAGGAGCAACAACAGCCATGAATGTAGAAAGCCCACTATTGGTAGCGGCAGGGGTAAAAGACCCTGATAAATGGCTTAATGCGGTCGTAGAGACTTGTGTTGAGTTTGAAATCAATACTCCACAGCGTATAGCGTCTTTTCTTGCCCAAACAAGCCATGAATCAGGTGGCTATACCATGCTATCCGAGAATCTGAACTATAAGGCGGCTACTTTGGCGGCTTGTTGGCCTAATAGGTTTGCTGTTTTAGGTGCAGATAAGAAACCTGTAAAGGAAAACGGGAAACTTGTTCCTACTGCTGTGGCTAACTCCATAGCGGGTAAGCCTGAGTTGATAGCCAATCTTGTGTATAGCAATCGTATGGGCAATGGGACTGCTGAGTCTGGTGAGGGTTGGAAGTATCGTGGAAGAGGTCTAAAACAGTTAACTGGCAAGGACAATTATGCGAGGTGCGGTCAAAGTCTTGGCGTGGATTTTGTTGGCGATCCTGATTTATTGCTTGTTCCAAAGTATGCGGCAAGAAGTGCGGGATGGTTTTGGAAAGCCAACAATCTTGCATCGTTTGCCGATAGGGGTGATTTGGAAGGCATGACCAAGAAAATCAATGGTGGTTTAATAGGTTATGCCGAAAGAAAGGCTAAATACGACAAGATTATGAGCGTAATGCCTTAGTCGCTATTCATGTAGAGGATTGCAAGGATTATCCCTACCCCTACGATAAATCCAAGGAAAAGTAGGGCAAATAGGGTCAGGATGCCCTCTATCATGCTTATTTCACCCTGTTCCTGATTACCTCTTCCAAGCACCTAAAAAGGGTAAATACGGCACTTAGGAAGGCAGGAGCAATCATTCCGCATACAAATATTAAGACTTCAGACATTGGGTTCTCCAATCATTCGTTTAATGGTGAATAAATCAGCATATTGTGGATACCTTGCAATCCATAATCTAGCATAGAAAGCAATGTAATCGTTGGATATTTTGAAGTCATCGCCCGTGGTGACGATGGAGACTTCCCAACGGATTCGGTTAATGATTAACCAATGACTGATCTTTTTACGACCTTTTTGGATGGCTTCCAAGGAGAATTTCTCAAAGTATTGCCAAACCTCTGGATTCTCGCAATGCCACTTCCACCACTCTCGTTTACGCTCATCAAAACTCTTCACATTAACTCCTATTAAAAAGGTGAGGTACTAAGTCTGCACCGACATTTGGGAGTCCAAACCTGTTGTGTCGGCATCCGTCCGTTCCCTCAATATCTACATCAGAAAGGTATGTCTTCGTCTTCTCTCTCTTGTCTTGTCTTGCCATGCCCATAGGGGATTTTGCTAGGAGGTTGTGCGTCCTTTGGAGACAATGCCAACCCCATAAACTTGCCCGTTTTGCCTTCCTTGATCCAAGCAGACAACCAGTAATCTGTGCCATCTACCATGACCGAGCCTTTGTAATCGGGATGCTTTGGCTCTTCTTTCTTGTCATTTTTGAACAAAACGCCTGAGTTATCCCTTACTTTATTTTCCATATTAACCTCGTAATTCCTTAACTTTGTTTAATTTGTCATCTAGTTCACTTAGGAACTTGATAACCTCCTTTTCCAGCGTTGCAATGTAGCCATCATCACGCTCAAAACGCTTGATTACCAATTGCAATTCTGCGGGAAACCTTGGGTCAAATGAACACAAATCTGTCCATTTAGCCCCTGTGCAAGCCATTTGCCATTGAACTTGCGCTTTATATTGATCGTCAACACCGCCTAGTATGCTCTCCAAGTGGGTATGCGACATGGGGCATTTCAGTTCAACCAAACCCCCACCCTCAAAAATAAGCCCGTCAGGAGATGCGCCAGCCATCTCAATCGTAGGATGGTTGACAAATGCTACTTGGTCTACCAATACGCCCATTTTGGCTTCATAGGCGGCTCTGGCAAAAGGTTCTTGCTCGACACCCCAATTCATAGCATCGTTGGTGTATGACTCTGCTACTGTGTTTGTCAGGCGTTCCAATAGCAACTGAGTCATGTATTTGTCTCTGCTAGTGGAATAGCCTGTCTTTGTGGTGGCAATAATGTCCTTAACCCGACTAGCCGTAACTTTACCTAGTCTGAGCATCTTCCATTCTTCTGTGCCTTGGATAATTTCTTCACTCATTTCAACTCCTTTTTACGAGCATCCTTGGCGGCAATCATCTTTGTCTGCCATGCTTTATTGCCATCACAAGCGGCAAATGCTTCGATGTATATGTCTTTGAGTTGATCAAGGCTTGTAGTGGCTTCTATGGCGGCTAGATGGTCTAGCATCACGCCTTCGTCTGGTGCTTCCTCTATCGCCCCTTTAGCACCCGTTGTAGCGTCTAGCGCATCATGTTCTATGAGGTGTAGGGCTTGTGTCCAGAGGTAGCGAGAAATGTAGGTCTGAACAGCACCAAGGTTTTGCACAGGGTGGCAACCTTTGAGGTTTGCTTCTGACATAGGGCTGGCGAAAGTAATCTTCTCGCTTGGGTTTTCGGTGTTTACAACTTCCATAATGGCTTGATCCATGCCAAAACGGATGACTGATGTAAGACCTACTTCGTTGAAGATTTCAAGGGCTGGTAACACAAAGTCACCTAGTTCAAAGTAGTGATAACCTGCAAACTTGTTGAAACCTGATTTCTTGAGGGCTTTCTTGTGGAACTTGGCTCTCGCCTCGTTTAGTTTTTGATACACATTCATAATTAACTCCTATTTTGTTGACTCTGTTTGATCTGTTGTTCGCCTATCCAATGTGCCAACATAACTAGATCGTTGTTGATTCTGTTTATGTCCAACACAAACCCATCATAACTCTTGTTCATGCACTTTTTGTCTAGGGATTTCACCGATTGCTCAATCCTCATAAGTATGGTTGAGTAATCGTTCATAGGTAGTTCCAAATCACATAGGCAATCATGCTGATCGTTGCAATCAAGCCAAGCAAAACTGAAACATCACCTATGTGAGGTGCTGAGTAGTAAGGCCCTTCAAACACGCCTTCATTGACATATTGTTTGGGAAAGGCTGTCTCTAGTGTGCGAGGAAACATTCTTGTTGTCCCCATGAGTTCGTTATCCATTCCATACCTCCTGTGCGATTTCTTGGCGGCAATCTGCGTCCAAATACTTGAACTCAACAAAGTGATTCTCATGGCAACAAACTATCTTGCCGTCTTGTGGTTGCAAGCAATAGCAACAAAAGTAGACATTCCACAAATCCTCGTAGATGTCTTCTAGTTCGTTCTTGAGTTTCATTTCTTGCCCTCCAGTTGTGCAATGCGTTGTTCAAGTTTCTTAACGATTGCTTCGAGGTCTTTGATGCGATCTAGCAACATATTTTGGTATGTGTAGTCGCTCTTGCGGTATGGGGCTGTTAACCCCACAATGGGTCTATCCATAAATTCACTCCTATTAAAAAAATTAACGCTTCATCGCTCTCACAAATTGGGCAAAACTAGATGCTGTATCACCAAAAGGCAACTTAGCAATCTCGCTTGCCACTTCTTCCAGAACATCGTTCCTCAGAATCTCAACATCGACAGTCTGGATTGCTCTAAGGTTCTCAGTCAAATCCCTGACCAATTCCCTTTGAGCCGTTCCATCGGTGACACCTGTGGCGACTTTTCTTTGTTCAGCAAGGTAACTAGACTTTTTTAACTGTTCAGTCACATTGAACTCCAAGTCATCAAAGGCATCATCAAGTTTCGTCATTCACGCACCCTTATAGTATCAACTAGGTTTTGAGCCAAGGTATGCTCTTTTACCATGTTATAGATCAAAGTGCAAATGATGTCTCTCTCATGTTCAGCCCCCAAGTCGTAGGCATTGGACATTCCAGTAATAACTTGTTCGTCACAAGCCGCCATTCTCAGGTGCTGAAGCATCTCTTGTTTAGTCAAAACTCTCCTCCCACTCTTTGCGCCATTGGGTTGTTATGTCTCGCATTTCGTCCATCGCCTTGTTTTCGCAAAAATTGTATTGCTTGCGTTCAAGGTCGTAAGTTATGTGCTTTCCGTCTTCATCAAACACAGCAAAGTCAATTTCATAGTCATCAGCGTGATCTGGGTCTAGTTCCTCGCCTGGCGACAGGATATCAAAGCAAACTAGGCACTCGCCAATGTCATCCAAATAAACGCAGATTTCATGCTTAAAGTCACTTGGTTTTACCGACATACTTAACTCCTTTGAAAATGTTGGTAAGCAGATTATTGAGGCTTTTTAGGGGCTTGAATACTAGGACAAACCCTATATTGACAAACTATTTTTAGGGGTAGGATTGTTGGCAAAGGAGACAGAAATGGAACTGAAATTTGCTCACAAAAACATCTTAAAAAGGCTAGAACACTCATCTTGTTCAGTCAAAGACTTCACCCATTCTACATTAGCCGTAGGAAACCAAGGTTTTCATTATGAAAGATATTTTAATGATTTAGAACGCATGGGATATGTGGTTTTAGTGGGTGACTACTATCACATCACAGGGTTTGGGGTGGCTAAATTGGCAGAGAAAA